CCGCCTGTGATCTCTACTTTTGGGGGATAAAATGAAAGAAGGTTTGTACGCCAACATCCATCAAAAACGAGCCAGAATTAAAGCTGGTAGTAATGAACGTATGCGGAAGCCAGGTAGCAAAGGCGCACCGACAAGAGAGGCTTTCATCAAGTCAGCTAAGACTGTCAGAAAAACCTCTCGCTAAAGCTCCATTGGCGCTGTTTTCCTTCCAGCGCTTTGCCCCGCTTACTCCTCAAGCGGGGTTTTTTTAATAGCAATTGGTCTGACAGTTGTTCCCATAACAGCAGGTGGAACAGTTGACGCATCTGCCGCTGCCATCACAGTAGGTATGATAAGTACAAGTCGCGTAAACAAATGGCGCAGTGATTGCCAGCCACAATGCAAATAAGTATTTCATAACAATCCCTCCTTCAGAAGTTCACGAATCAAAGAAACAGGCATTCCAAGTTCTTCATGTATTGCCAAGATAACGTTTCCAGAAACCTTTTGTTTCTTGTGGCGTATTTTGCTTATTACACCTCCTCTTATATATAAACGTTTTGCTAATTCTTTATCTGTTTTTACACCAGCCATTTTTATACACGCATCAAGTAGCTTATGTTTTGGTTTGTACTCTTCCATCATGCCTCCTTATGGTGCTGCTAACAATGCGCCTTCAAACACATAAGTGCCTATATGCGCTAAATGTACCCAGGGTGCTGCATAAACTTCACCGCCGTTATCTCGCCATACTTTGCAGAAGTGATAGTCTTCAGACAATAGGCGCTGCGTATCTGGCTCAATGCTTTCTGTAAAGTATTGGCTAATCTTTTCTGCGCCCATTGTTCCTGATAGATCAGTAACGTCATTGACGTACCAGGGAACAATATCCTTGAGCTTCTCAAACACTTCTCGCTTTATCAGCATAAAGCCAGTACCACCATTCCATATCTCAACTGGCTTATCTACTGGAACAGTCACGGCACCAACATAATTTTTAAGGTTTACTACAAAGCTACCAGTGTGATACTTGAGTTCAGCGTCAGGCACACCAGCATCCATTGCATTTTTAATACTTTGCCAGTTGATTTCTTTTTTAGGATAGATGCCGCAGATAACATCTTTGTCAGCATCAATCATTTTTAGAACATCAGGCGCATTGAATCGTATGTCTGCATCAATAAACAATAGATGGGTGCAGTCCGTTTTCATGAATCCATGAGCAAGTGCATTCCTTCCTCTGGTAATCAGGCTCTCGTTAAACATGAAAGACATCAAGCTTTCTATATTGTTATCGCGCAGTACATTATTGAGTTGCAATAAAGACTGAGCGTAAAAGCCATAGTTCTGCCCACCATACATCGGCGTGGCGATAAAGAGTTTAGTCATTTGACCATCCTATAAAACCATTTGTTATGTCTGCGTTCACAGGTAATGATGTACCCGTTCTCTCGCAGTTCGCTTATGATGCTGTTGACCGCACACACACCTGCTTTTTTTATAATATCCATAGTTGTGTATTCGCCCCCACCCCCCAAAAGTTTTGCAACTTTCTGAAGACGCTCTGATTTATCAAAGTTCGCTGCGTTCATGAAATATCCTCCACTCTAATCACCCATTCACCCTTACTATTCTGTCTCCAGCCATGCACTTCCACCCTGATATTGGCATCTCTGACAAACTGAATAGTCGGGCTATCCTGAATCTTCTTGATGCGTGTTGCCACTGCTGATGCTGTAACCTGGACTGCCAGCACCTCATTCTTGCGAAGTGCCAGCAAGTCGCACCAACCCCATAAATCTTGGCGTATCCTCGCCCAATGATTCCACTTCTCTACAATCTCAACGTGGTATCCTTGTTCACGCAGATATTCAAGACTTCTTTGAGTAGGGCTAATTTTTGCCATCAGAAGGGTACGTCCTGATCTTGGAAGTGATCCACTTCTCTAGGCTCTCTAGGCTGCGGTGCTTTCTTATAGTCAGGGTTCGGCACAAAGTTATCCTCTGCCACTGAGATAAGTTCACCCACTTGCGTCTTGTACTTCCATGCAGCCATCTTCACCCATTCTCCAGCCGATATGTCACGGCTCGCAGTAAATCCGCCCTTAAAGTCTGGCTGTTTACTGCCATCTGCTTTTTTGTCGTTCATGTACAGAACGCCCTTCCCAGGCTCTTTTTCATGGTTCTTCATCAGATTTCCTCCATAGAATTAGACGCTGCCATTACTCTCATCCGTGTTGCTGCATCCAGTTTTTTGATAGTTTCATCATTCACCTCTTTCAGGCGTTTGAGTTTTGCCCGTTTCACCTCTGTTTCCATTTTCGTACTGGCTTTGATCTTTGCCACTAGGTCGTGGAAGGAAATCTCCCAACTTTCTAAATCCGTAGACACGCTGTACGGTTCCTCTGCCACCTTCTCCAAATTGTCTGGATGCGGTGTTAGCAGTGGAAAAAAACCATCACCCACTGGCTTATCCAGCACTTTCACGCTTTCCTTAATTTCTTCGACAACAACATCTGCTGCGCCCATATCTTTGACCGCAACTTTTGCAGCCGGAGCTTGTTTAAAGTCTTCGGTTTCCTCATCAGTATATGTACCTGCGATACATCCAGGATAAACGGTTCTGATTCCTTCACTTATGCACCTCGATCTCAACATTGCGCGTGGATAATTCTTCCAGTTATCTTTCGCTGCTAGGCCAATATCCTTCGCCATCCTCATAGTCCAATTGATAGTGACGCTACCACCAGCCGGATGCGAGAACGTGCCTGTCACGCTTTCGTTGGTGTACTCTGACCACTCCACCTTCCCACCGGCAGACTGAAACCTAGCCATCATGGAATCGGCCTTCAGGCTAGGTCTGCCCTGAATAACGTGATAGTCACGCGCAGCCAGCGCGGGGTGCATTCCTTCAGCTTGTGCTATCAGCATCAGAGCAACAGCCTGATCTACATCCTTCACACCGAATAACTTGCTTGCTGTAATGGCTCTTGCCATTTTCTCAATGTCGTTTATTGGTATTAGATTACTCATATCATCCCCTTCATTTAAGTAAAAAGCGGCGAGAACCTGGCGTTTCCGTGACAAACTTTTCATAAATGTCTGGCATTGCCTTTTGAAATAAATCGGCATTGAATGACATACTTGGTTTTGAATTCCTCCAAGTAACCAGCATATGTCCGTCAACGCTAACGATTGATCCCCGTGTGCCCATGTAACCTCTGATTGCTACCTCGATCTTTTCTGCTTCATCTTTCAGTTGCTTAATCTTTGCCTTGTACTCTTTGAGCGCAGCAATGCCCTGCTCAACGGCTTGTGTGGCTATTGCCACTTCCTCAGTATTTGTCGGGAAGCTAACCTTGCAAGCGTCAATGGTCGTAGGATCAGGCAAGTTTCCTGATTGAACATAGCCCCAGTATTGCGCCATCTGCTGGATGAGTTCTTCCTTCATCTGTGGCGTGATGTTGAAGTGGAAGGTTCTGAATCTTTGTCCACCAAACAGGACTGCAAGATAAACTTCATCCACGTTATGAACGGCAGCTTCATGGATGCACTGCGTGAGATCAGCAACAGGAACCATGTTTGTTTCTTCGTCGAACTTAGACATAACGACACTGTTGTAGTTCTTGCATTCAACGAGTATTCGTCCATCTGCACTGATGTAATCAAAGTGAGAGCGCATCCATTTCTCAGTCGGATGTGTAAGTGCATAGTCTGCGTCTTTCAGTTCAATGCGATGCCGATCCTGAAACAGCCTGGCAATAGTTGGCTCCATCGCCTTACCCATATCCAGCACTTCCTGAATATCGGACAAGTCTGGCGGCGGCATCTTCCCCTGCTTTTGCAGGATAACGTCAGCGGCTTTGCCATTGACTGCCATACGGCTATCACCTGACCACCATGCGCTATTGCGTACTTCTGGCTCAAAGTCTTCTTGATTAGGACTTGTCATGTGTTCTTCTCCTTTAATGTATCTTCTATTTCTTTTATCGTTTGCCTAATTCGCTTTGCACTTTGTGTATGAGGGTTGTGGTTTTTACAAACAATCCACTTAAACTCTTCATCGGTTAGCCCTAGCCATCCTCGGCGCGGCGGTCTTGGATAAAGTGGTTTCCAGTATTTACCTATAAGGTCTGGAATGGGATTAGTTGTAAATTCTGTGCGACCATTTTTTGTGTGATACCAAGCCACCGGTTTTGGTTCAGGTTGCTCTGTCATGTATTCTTCTCCTTCAGTTTGGCTTCGATGGCTTCAACAATTGCCTTACCTTTTTTTGATACTGGGCCAGCGCCACCGTGTAAACCAAAGTGATACCGCAACACTTCGTCTGCCAATATCTCTTTGTCCGTCAGCCCTTGCCATTCGCGCTGTGAATTGCGGTAGGCTTGCGAGTATTTACCTTCGCCTGTTGTGATGAACGTAGCGCAGGGGCTACAAAGGTCGCCAACAAATTTACCTTTATGCCTATGGTTGCTACATCCCTTCACGATACACGCCATCGGCTCCTGCTGTGCACATCGTTCACACTTTCCGCCGATACACTGGCTTCCGGTTTTGCAGAACGGCTCTGCTAATTCTTTCCATTTCCCCATGTCTAATCTCCTAGTGGATTGGCGGTACATCTTTGGGTGATGATGCAATGTGGCATTTGACTAGCATTTTTGCGACATCGGTAATATCCATCTCGGCTGCGTCTGTGATGGTTTGCAGCAGAACCAAGCAGGTTGCCAGCCATGAGCGAACATCGTCGCCTAGTTCTTCTTCAAGCAGAATGCAGACGCGCTCCAAGATTTTGTGGAGTTGTTCGGGATTGTCAGGGCGCATCTCGCATAGCCTCCTCAAATTCCTGGCGGCGCATCTCACGTTCTGCGGCTGCGTCTGTGTTTAAGTTGAAGAACCTAGCTTGTGCGCCACAATGGTGTTCGCTTTCCCCTTGACGTTCTGCAAAGCAGTAGGGGAAATCTTCCTCGCCTGTGACTAGGCTGATGATGGTTGTTTTAGGGTTGATACAGCGGTCACGTTGACCGTGATGATTGCCATAAAAGTTGCAGTCAACGCAAAGTTTGACGTCTTTCAGGTAGGCCATGCTAATCCCCTTTCATGGGTCTAATCGTGCAACATTGCACATTGGTGAATGTACTTCAGGTAAATACTTTTCCGCAATGAATATTTACTATCATGTTTTAGTTATTCATAGACCATCCATATCTGTGGATAAGTCTGTGGATAACTTGTGCATAACTATCATGGAACAGTTCTTGCAAAGATATAGATATATAAGTACTACTCCTTCGGAGTACTACTCGACTATTCTTTTTATCTCAATATAAAAGCATATATTAGCTGCTTAAAAAATAAGCAGTTATCTTTTGCCGAACTTTGGTTTCTTAGGTTTGGCTTTGAACCCCATCGCTTTGAACCTAGCTGCAAGGTCTGTGGCTGCGGCTGGTGTGTAATCAAATTCCTGATCTAAGATGCTGGTCGGTTTGGTTTTCTCTTTGGGCCTCGTGCCTGGCTGCAAGGCCGGATGCTTAGGCGGGAATAATTGTTTTAGGTTTGACTTCATGGTCGGAACTCCTAAAATAAATAGGGCTGCGGCTTTATATACGGGCGCGTATGGCTGAAAAATAGGCGATAGGTAGTCAGACTACCATATCACCTAAAAGCGGCTTAAAACGGCTCTAATCCGATTCTTGAATTCTCTGCAAGTCTGCTAGTCCGATAGCGTACCCTTCGTTATATTCGGTTTCAAAAATGTTAATAGATGGCGGTGACGGTGGATGTCCGTTTATTGCATCTTTGTACCCGTCTTGTCTAAAGCTTGATCGACCTAGTTCGCTTAAGAATAAAACCTTCATTTGATTCTCCTAGAATTGATTAAAACGGCTCTAATCGATTTCGGTTTCTGCCCTGTCGATTCTGATCTGATCTTGACGATCAGCCTTGCCGATTTGATAACCGTCAAGGTAAGCGGCTTCATGCGCTGCTATTTCCGGCGGAAACGGCAGGTTTCCTGCTAGACCATCACGATAACCATAGTGTCGGAACAATGCTTCATTGTTTTGATTCATTCTAATCCCCTAAAAACGCGCTATAAGGCGAAAAAATAGACCAGTACAGGTTAGGGTACTGGTCAAGTAAAAAACGGATTAAAACGGATTAAATCCGCTACTATTTATTTCACTTGTGATTCATGCGGTACGGAATAAACCCATCCTTTGGGTAATTTTGCAATTTCGCACATATCATCTGATCGCATCCATACTGTTACCTGAAAGCCAGGCATTATATCTATTGCTTTTTCAACAATGCGTTTTGCTTGTTTTGCAGTAGTGGCATAACCCACAATTTCGCGCCAGTTATAAATTGGATATTTCATTGTCTAATCTCCGCTTCAATAGAACTATTGTGAAAATGTAATTTAACGTCATGACAATTGGAAAACAGGCCTGTAACGTCACAATCAATAAAATGCGGTTCACTATCAAAATCAATATCCCATACAGTATGATTAGAGCCAGTTAAACAATCGGCTACTTTTAAAAAGTTATCTAACAAGCTAATTTCTTCATCATTCAGGCCTGAATAATCGCCATTGACAATTGCTGGCAAAAAATGCTCTGAAACGCGATATTCAAAATAATCATTCATTGTCTAATCTCCCAAAATGGAATGCCGGAAACCGTCCGGCGGCGGTATTGCATCACGCTGCTAATAATTCATCTTCAATAGCGGTTTCGGCTTTGTTAAAGGCCAGAATGTAATCTGCTGCTGATTGTGCTAGTGAACTAGCCTTGAAAATCGCTTTTGGATCATTTTTCAGGCATTTAAGCCAGGATTCGATATATCCAGCATGGCGCAAATCGCCTTTGATGCCATGATTACCGCATAGGAAAGCCGCACCTAGTTCTGCGACCAGTTCTTCAAAAGCATAGTCAGGATTGCCGAAACGGCCTTTGCTGATATCACGATCACACCTATTTTTATCGCTAGTCCAATGCGTTAGTTCATGGAAGGCGGTAGCGTAGTAGTGTTCAGGCGATTGAAACGTACCTAGTTCTGGCATACGGATAATGTCGGATGAAGGGATAAAACAGGCGGTATCGCCGCCATGAATGATACGGGCATTGCTGTTTGCAATTGTCTTTTCGCAATTATCGATACGCTGATTGTCGTTTTGCTTATCTTCGGAAGCAACAATTTCAATACCGTCAACCTGAGCCACATTGAAGACAAAATACGCTTTTGCAAAGGCATATTCTTTGGATTCGCCTGTAGCCTTGTCAGTAGCGCTGGCTTTAGACCAAAAGATGATTTTGGCGGCTTTTTCGCCTTTTCGTACATTACCGCCCATCTCTTCCCATTGCTTATACGTGCCCCATGCTGGATTAGAGTAGCCTTTTGCGCCGCCTATCATAGCCAACAATAGGCGATTAATACCGCGATAAGGCTTTTGCGATACTACGTTTTTATCAGCACCCATAGGCGCATCCCAAGGTTTAATCCAAGGTGCAGCGCCTTTTTCTAGTTCCGCAATGATGGAATCGGTTATTTCCTGATAGATATTCATTTTGTCTAATCTCCGGTCTAATGTTTATCAATAGTAATTACTTAGATTCACGCTCTAGCGTTATTCCGACAAGCCAGCTAACGAATGCGATCAGTAATGCGGTAAGCGAGAACAGAAACTCGCCGTGTGCGGTAAAAACCAAAGACCATAAAGTAAATGCTAAAAATATAAGCATTGCAATTGTTGACAGTTTCATTTTCGAATCTCCGGTCTAATGAAGGATGATTGATTTAATTACAGTAAGATAATTTACGATTAGATTCATCCTCAGCAGCCAAAATCCAGCCAGTTTCGATAGCAGCAACGCGATCTTGTTCTGCTGTCAACTGTTCGCTATTTAACTGCGACAGGAAGAATGAATATGCCTTTTCTTCTTCTTGAAGATCGAACGAAGCGATGATTTCGCCCAAATCATTTGTTACTGCGATAATCCAGTTTCCGCAAGCTTCTATAGTGATGATTTCCATTTTGCTAATCCTTAATCTAATGTATGAAATGTATTTACTACAGTTAGAATATTAGACTATTAGATTATTATCGCAAGTAATATATTTTAATTAGAATTTATAATT